ATGACATTCACCTCATGCAATCAACAGGATTGTTTGACAGAAATGGCAAGGAAGTGTTCGTTGGTGACATCATTAAATGTACAAGAGGATGCCCTCACGAAGTCTATATAGAAAAAGAATATGCTGGCACATTCATAGGCGGAATGCCTGCTATTTATCTAAAAGGAATAAAAGAAGGATATGCTTGGACTGGCGATGAAGAAATCATCGGCAATATCTACGAAAAATAAAGAATTTTTGAAGAAAAGAGGTAATTAAGATGAGTGATTATAAACACAGAATGATTGATGAGTACAAGGAACTAAAGGAACGTGCTAATAAATTAGGGACAATGATTAGTCATTATTATGCAGGCACACTAGACTTTAAACCGACTTGTCCCATTGAATTACTTGAGGCCCAACACTGTACTATGTGCACATATCTCAAAATTTTAGAGCAACGGGCAAAAATCGAGAATATTGAACTTTAGGGGGTAACTCATGAATAAACGTCAACGCAAAAAGAAGATTTTGAACGGTCTGAACAAAGAAGAAAGATACCGCAGGACGCATTGTCCTGTTTGCGATAGCGAAATTGGAGTATTTGATGAATACTTTAATAGTTATGGATTTTGCTGTGTGCCATGCGGTTTTGAATACTATGGAATTGAGAGGTGACTAACATGAAACCTAAAAAATATCCATATTCAGGAAAGGCTAGGATTGTCAGGAAAGAAATGCCAAGAATTATCGTGCTGAGTTATGTAGCTTTCGATAGTGGATTGGTTGACCGCATTGACACAATGGTTCAAACTGGAATAAGTGAAACTCTAATTACTTTCAAAATCCCTAGGTTCTTCTCATACGAAGAAAAACAAATCAGAGTGCCGTTACCGCTAATTGAAGTTGTAAAAATCCTTAATCAGTACTAAAAAAAGCCAAGACATCTCTGCCTCAGCTAAAACAACAATAAGATTATTATATCATAAAAGGAGACAGAGAGTGAACAAGGCGAAAGAGTTACTTGATGAACTACAGAATTTGGATGAAGAAATACAGAATCGAATAGACGAGCTTGCTAATCTTGAAGCTAGTTTACTTTCTAGTCCCAAAATGAACATGGATAAGGTTCAAGGTGGTCAGAAGGTTCGATTAGATGAACGTTACATCGATATTTTTAGTATGCAAGATTCCTTGAAAGAGTACATGAAGCAAGCAACTTCTGAAGCTATCCATCGCAGAATTGAGCTCAGTAAATTGATTGATAAAATGCCTAAACCTGCAAGTCGAACAATTTTAAGGATGGTGTATATTCAGAAAGCAAGCGTGTATGATATGATGGATCATCTTGATTGTAGCAAGACAACTTTTTACAAAAAAAAGAAGGCTGCAATCCGTGAATTGGGTGCTGTAGTTGATAACTGCGAACTAATGCGAACTAATGCGAACTAGATTGAAGTGCACTGGTCAATCAATCGTGCTATTATAGTATCATCAAGAATTAAGGGTAAGGTATCTATGAAGTGCCTGCCCTTTTGTTTTGTCGAAAGGAGGTAGTCCAGTGAGTGGATAAATTGACCCCAAAACAAGAGCTATTTGTCCAAGGGATAATCTCCGGGCTATCTCAAAGACAAGCGTATAGAAAAGCCTACAAAGCTGAAAAAATGAGCGATGAAGCCGTGGATGTGAAGGCTAGTAGGATTTTTAAAGAGGCTAAGATTAGGCTAAGGTATCGCGAGCTTTTAAAACAGTTCTCTAACATGTCCTTGTGGTCCAGAGAGCAGGCTTTCAATGAGTATGAATGGCTGAAGAACAAGGCCAGAGCCAGCATTGAGCGAGACGGCGTCAGACAAGCAAATTCTAACGCTTTTCTTTCGGCGTTGGATGGGATGAATAACATGACTTGGAAGGACTTGAAATTGACTGACGATAAAATCAGACAAGAGATTGAACTGCTCAAGATCAAGATTGAAAGCAACCAAGGCTCTAAGTCTGATACAAGTCTTATGACTGCCCTTTTGGATGCGGTAAAAGGCGGTGACGAAGTTGAAGATTGAGTTCTCAAGAAAACAAGCTGACATCATTCGCAGGCCTTTTAATTACGAGCTAGAAGTCAACGAGGGCACACCTAGAAGCGGTAAGACAACCGCAGGTCATTTTCGCTATGCTAGATACTTGATCGAGTCGCCAGACGAGAACCATTTGATAGCTGCATACAACCAAGAACAGGCCTACCGTCTTTTCATTGATGGTGACGGCACGGGTCTAATGCACATCTTTGACGGGAATTGCAAAATTAAACACGATGAGCACGGAGACCACCTCTTAATCGATACACCGAACGGCGCCAAGCGCGTCTACTACAAAGGGGGAGGTAAGGCCAACAGTGTAGGTGCTATCACTGGTATGTCTTTAGGTTCAGTAGTCTTTTGTGAGATAAACCTGTTGAACATGGATTTCATTCAGGAAGCATTTAGGCGGACCTGGGCGGCCAAGCTCAGATATCATCTAGCTGACCTAAACCCTCCAGCCCCTCAGCACCCAGTTATTAAGGATGTATTTGATGTCCAGAACACACGCTGGACCCATTGGACAATGGACGACAATCCAATTCTGTCCGAGGAGCGCAAGCAGTCTATTATTCAATCGCTGAAGAAGAACCCTTATCTATACAAGCGGGATGTACTTGGCCAACGTGTCATGCCTCAGGGCGTTATTTACGGCCTATTTGACCTAGAGAGGAACATCAAGGATAGTTTAGTCGGCGAACCTGTAGAAATGTATTTCACAGGCGATGGTGGACAATCTGACGCTACCTCAATGGCTTGTAACATCGTTACTAAGCATAGAGAAGGCAATAAGATTTTCTTTAGGCTTAATCGTGTAGCTCACTACTATCATAGCGGAGCTGAGACTGGCCAAGTCAAAGCTATGTCTACCTATGCGGTCGAGCTTAGAGCATTCATCCAGTGGTGTGTTAGCAAGTATCAAATGCGCTATACCGATGTGTGGATTGACCCAGCGTGTAGATCCTTACGAGAGGAATTGCATAAGCTAGGTATCCGGACAAGAGGAGCCTTAAACAATGCCCATGATGTTAGCAGTAAAGCCAAGGGCATCGAGGTAGGGATTGAGCGCGGCCAGAACATCATCTCGTCAGGTCAGTTTCTGCTTATCAATCATCAGGAAGAAGAATATGATCATTATCACTTTTTGAAAGAGATTGGTCTTTACAGCCGAGACGACAACGGTCGGCCGATTGATAAAAATAACCACGCGATGGACGAATTTAGATATAGCGTGAACGTATTCTATAAGCGTTACGCTAACTTTTAGCAATAAGGAGCCGATAAATGGGCATTATTCAATTTGTCAAAAATCTATTTAAGAGAGGACAGTATGCAATGACTACAGAAAGTCTCGCAAGTATCACAGACCATCCTAAAATCGCAGTAACAAGCGCAGAGTATCGTCGAATCAATGAGAACCTAAGATACTACCAGAGCAAGATTGCAAAGGTAACATACACGAATACGGACGGCATCAAGAAGCAAAGAGAAGCGACTCATTTGCCAATCGCTCGAACTGCTGCCAAGAAGATTGCTAGTCTGGTCTTTAATGAGCAGGCTACAATTAAGCTGGACGACGAGCAGGCAGACGCATTCATCCAAGAGACCTTAAAGAACGACCGCTTTAACAAGAATTTTGAGCGTTATCTTGAGAGCTGTTTAGCCCTGGGCGGTCTGGCTATGCGGCCTTATGTAGATAACGGACGAGTGCGAGTGTCATTCATTCAAGCGCCGGTCTTTTTGCCATTGCAGAGTAATACACAAGATGTCTCAAGCGCTGCTATCGTGACTAAAACGATTAAGGCTGCAGGTCAGAAGAACATCTACTACACCTTAATTGAGTTCCATGAATGGGCGAAAGACGGTAAGTACATCATTTCAAACGAGCTGTACAGGTCTGAAAGTTCTGAGCAAGTTGGCGGGCGTGTGCCATTAGCTGAAGTTTATGAGGATCTAGAAGAACAGGTTGAACTTGACGGTCTAACAAGACCGCTTTTTTCGTATCTAAAACCTCCAGGAATGAATAACAAGGACATTAACAGTCCTTTGGGCTTATCTATTTTTGATAATGCTAAGAGCACAATTGATTTCATCAATACGACCTATGACGAGTTCAAGTGGGAAGTCAAAATGGGTCAACGTCGAGTGGCAGTTCCTGAAAATCTAACAGAAACTCGAATGGTCTCTGATAATGGTGACATTAACATCGTCAAGCGTTTTGACGCTGAGCAAAATGTCTACTTGCGCTTGTCAAATAGCGACATGGACGGCGGAAGTATCACAGACCTCACGACAGCAATCAGGGCAGATGACTACATCAAGACCATTAACGAGGGGCTGAGCCTCTTTGAGATGCTTCTAGGTGTGTCTGCTGGGATGTTTACGTTCGATGGCCAGAGCTTGAAGACTGCGACTGAGGTAGTCTCTGAAAATAGTGACACTTACCAAATGAGAAACAGTATTGTCAGTCTGGTCGAGCAGTCTTTGAAAGAGTTGATTATCTCAATCTGCGAGATTGGTAGTCTGTATGGATTGTATAGCGGTCCGATTCCACAAATGGAGAAGATTGCAATCAATCTTGACGATGGAGTTTTCACTGACAAGAACAACGAGCTTGATTATTGGACCAAGGCTTTGGCCAGCGGCATTGTCAGCAAGGCTCACGCTATCCAGAAAGCTTTCAACATGTCAGAGGCTGACGCTAAGAAGATGATTCAAGCAATCAATCAGGAAACGATGGACACGGCCAATAGTCAGCGAAGCCGACAAGACATTGATATTTACGGAGAGTGATTAAATGAACCTATTTGTAAAGATTTTCTCGTTAGCTCCAAACCCTGCTAAGCTCTTTATGGAAAAGCCAGGAACATTGCTAGAGAGGATGTTAAATGAAAGGGAACAAAAGACCACCAATCCAGTTCAATGACGAGCAACTGCTACTTCAAGCGAGCAATGTCGCAGATATTTATCATCAGTTAGCCTTGGACTTGTTTGACAATGTGGTCGAACGTGTGACAGAACGAGGCACTGTCTATCTTGATAAGCAACCGTACATCTGGCAGCTTGAGAAGATGCAACAGATGCACATGCTGAATGAGGAGAACCTGAAGTTAATCTCTGAATATTCTGGAGTAGCTGAAGAACAGTTGCGCTACATTGTCGAAAATGAGGGTTTGAAGCTCTACACAGACACCAAACAGCAACTTTTGGAAGATTTAGGCAGAGGATCTGCAGGAAATAGCAATTACATTCAAGAAATTCTTGCTGATTATGCAAGTCAAGCCGTCGGAGATATCCATAACCTAATCAATACAACACTTCCTAGAGCTGTTATTGGAGCTTATCAAGGGATTGTGGAGCAATCTGTGGCTAGAGTGGTCACTGGACTTTCTACGGCTGATAAAGCTATCTCTGATACGGTCATGAAGTGGCAAGAGAAAGGCTTTCAAGGTTTTCAAGATAGCGCTGGGCGTAACTGGAAGATTGACAATTATGCCCGAATGGTTATCAAGACGACAACCTATCGAACTTTCCGAGAAATGCGAACTAGACCAGCTGAAGAGTTGGGCATTGATACTTTTTACTACTCTAAAAAAAGCTCTGCTCGCGAAATGTGCGCACCTTTGCAGCATCAGATAGTAACCTACGGACCAGCTCGGACCGAAAATGGCGAGCGTATTCTGTCTTTGGAAGACTACGGATATGGTAAGCCTGGAGGCTGTCTTGGTATTCATTGCGGTCACATGTTGACGCCTTTTATCCCAGGAGCCAATTACAAACCTGATTTGGGCGAGGATGTGGCAGAGATAACACCAGAGCAAGCGATAGAAAATGCCAATGCAGAGGCTAAGCAGAGGGCTTTAGAACGGTCTATCAGAGCAAACAAGGAAAAACTCCATGTCGCTGAGAAATTGGGCGATAAAGAGCTGATAGACAAGTACAAGAGTAAGATAGGTACTCAGAACGCCGCCTTGAAAGATTACATCGACAAGCACCCATTCCTAAAAAGGGATGAGGCAAGGGAAAAACTCTTCAAGAAAAGCGAAAAACCAGCAAGCGTCGAACTTGCTGGTAATAAGTCTTATGTTTCTGTAAAGGATAAATGGCTGTCAAATGCAGATCCTAGCAAGGCTAAGGTCACAGAAATGAATTTCTGGGAACATAACGACCGGAAATATCAAGTTGACGGAAAGCGAGTAGTGCTGGATTATTCTCGAAAAGAGAAAGAAGTGGGAGAATGGCTGTCTAAAACGTTTGGGAAACACGTCAAAATGGCGCCACGAGTCAACTTCCCAGAAAAAATACCGACTCCAGACTATTTAGTTGATGGTTTGAAATTTGATCTGAAAGAGATAACTGGTTCAGGAAAGAGCGTTGTAGACGGAAATTTAAGAAAGACGAAACAACAATCCGAAAACATTGTATTTGATGTGACGAGAACAAAATTATCCAACGATGAAATACTCTCTCAGCTTGAAAAAGTATACCGCCTAAACCGTCGCGGATTGGGAATCGCAATTATAAAAGACGGTGAAGAATTGATAGACATTTTAAAATCGAATAAAAAATAAAGGTGACCCACCGCCTCCACAGCAAGCTGCTTCATGGGCGTTAGACCACCTTTACCTTAACTTAATTATAACTCACAATGCGTTTTTTTTCAACCGATCGGAAGAAATCTCAATAAATTGCTATAAACCACTATAAACCGTATGGAAATCCCGTACGGTTTTTTGCTTGACTTTATCCGCAGTCGGTAAAGAACGGAAGATAATACCTAATTCTAGGAGGACGGAAGAATGCCAGAAGACATTCAAACACAAACTGACCAGCCAGTTAATGCTGGAGAAAACACTGAGTCAAAAACTCAAGAGCAACCTGTCAAGACATTCACTCAAGAAGAAGTGAACGGACTTGTATCTAAAGAGGCCAAGAAAGCACAAGAGAAAATCTTCAAAAGCCTAGGATTCGAAGATGTCAAAAGCGCTAAAGAGGGACTTCAACAGCTCAAAGAGTGGAAGGACTCACAGAAGAGTGAGGCTGAGAAGCAGTCAGAAGCACTTGCAACTAAAGAGAAAGAACTGGAGCAGGCTTTGTCAGATAAGAAAAGTCTGGAAGCTAAGTTGTCAGCTTTAACTTTGGGAGTGAACGCTGAATCTGTTGACGATGTCATCACTCTGTCTGCGCGCTTGGTATCTGATGAAGTATCTATCGAAGATGCTATTGGTCAAGTGCTGCAGAAATACCCTCAGTTTGGTCGTACAGAGCAGCCTGAGGAGAAGAAACCGACGTTTTCAGCTGGAGGCAATCCGATAGCTGGAACGAATCAAGAAGATGCCTTTTTTAAGGCTCTAGGACTAACAAAATGATAGGAGAATGATCAATGACAATTAACTACATCACTAAACACGAGGGCACGTTTGAAAAGAAATTGATGCAAGGCGCTCTCACAAGCATTTTGGAAACACCACAGGTGAACTGGTTGGGCGCTAAGTCGTTCGAATTGCCGACAATTTCAGTGACTGGATACAAAGCGCACACACGCTCTAAAGGATATAACGCCGGTACAGTTTCAAACGACAAGAAAGTTTATACGCTCGGGTTCGACCGTGACGTTGAGTTCTTTGTAGACAAAGCAGACGTAGACGAAACAAACCAAGAGCTTTCAGCTGCTAATGTATCTAACACATTCATCACTGAACACGCAACTCCAGAAGTCGATGCATACCGCTTCTCCAAGTTGGCTACGACAGCAATCACAGCAACAAAATTTAAGTCTGAAGATGACTTGTCAGAAGTGAACATCTACACTAAATTGAAAGCTGCTCTTTTGCCAGTTCGTAAATACGGCGCCCAAAATATCGTTATGTACGTTTCTAGCGAAGTGATGGACTTCTTAGAGCGCTCTAAAGAGTTCACACGTTCAATCGCTACTACATCTCCTCAAGGAATTGATACCCGTGTCACTTCTCTTGACGGCGTTCAGCTTATCGAAGTTTGGGATGATGCGCGCTTCAAGACTAAATTTGACTTCACGACAGGCTTTGTGAAAGCTTCAGATGGTAAAGATATCAACTTCTTGATCGTTGCTAAGCCAGCAGTCGTCGCGAAGGCTAAATTCAACTCAATCTATCTCTTTGCCCCAGGTCAGCATACCGAAGGAGACGGATACTTGTATCAAAACCGTTTGTATCATGACCTCTTTGTTCTGGACACTAAAAAAGACGGTGTCTATGTGTCTCACAAATCAGCTTAACAGGAGGTAAAACATGAAGAAGTATGAGAAAGACAACCAAGTCTATACTGTCCAAGAGGGCAGCGAACTTGAAATTCAATTGATCGCTGATGGGTTCGAAGAGAAGAAAGAGGAAAAAGATTCTGTCTCTGATCCTTACAGTAAAATGACTGTGGATGAATTAAAAGCTCTTCTTGAAGAGCGCTCTATCCCACTTCCAGATGGGAAAGTTACTAAAAAGGATCTTGCGGCCCTTTTAGAAAAAGGCAATGAGGAGGAATAAATTAAATGGCACAATTTAAAGCTAAGGCAAATTTCTACCTGGCCCAATCTGATCGTCATTTTGACGAGGGGAAAGTCTATGACTTGCAAGTAAGCGAAGCGGACAAAATCAATAAAATGTATAAGGCTGCGTTTGATGAAGAAGGCTTGGAGCGCATCGAAGAAGAAGCTAAGAATGCGAAGGCGGCCGATACCGCCTCGTAAGGAGGTGAGTAGATGACCTACTTAACAAAAGATGAGTTTGAAGAGTTGGGTTTTGATGCGGATGGCGATTTTGACAAATTGCTGAAGCGTGCAGAACTCGCTATCAATGCGTATATTCGGGATTTCTACTCTCGCAATAGCTTTGAAAGCGACCATGACGCTAGGAAAAAGGCTGTCAAATTTGCTACAGCTTTCCAGATTGCTTATTTGGACAGCTCAGGGATCATGACTGCTGAGGACAAGCAAGCAATGGCCAGCATGACCGTTGGGCGGACCTCTGTCAGCTATCGTGGAGGCAACCAAAACAGCGCCCAAATGCTTTCACTGGCCGAAAGATACAATCTGTCTAGAGATGCTGAAAACTGGCTGAGATTAGCTGGATTTGGCTTTGCGAGGGTCGATTATGATAGATAAGAGAATGTTACCAGATTCAGTGACGATCCAGAAACGATTGAGCAAGGATGATTGGGGGAAAGAGACTTATTCAGAGCCTCTTTCACTCTCTCCGTGCAAATTTGATAGGACATTTTCTCAGACCGGGTCAGGTAATCACCAAAGCGAAAACAAGCCATCAACGGTGATTGTATATCGTAAATACTGCCCCGTAGAGCTCGACAAGAGCTTTATAGGTGGCATCGTTGATGACAAAGGCACGCTCTACATTGTCCGCAGCATCATCCCTCAATATCATCCGTTCACCAAGAAGCTTCTGGCTTACGAAATCGAGGTGATTTGATGGGTGGTGTTTCGATCAAGATTGATCTAAAAGGCATTGAGAAGAAAGTTTCTCCGGAAAATTTCGCAAAAGGGAAGCTAGCTATAGCTAATCAGGCACTGCTAGATATGGATCCCTTTGTCCCAAAACGAAGAGGAGTTCTACGGTCTAGCGGCCACGTTAGGAAGGACGCTATAGTGTATGCGCAGCCTTACGCTAGAATCGTGTATTACGGCCGGAAACGGAAAGGCTTCTTTTCAGATAAGCAGAGAAAGTTCTTCTTTGCGAACAAAGAAAGATTACTGAGCCAAAAGCCGACGCCTGGAACGGGTCCGAGATGGGATAAGAAAGCCGTGCCACTCTATGCCCAAAGATGGGCAGAAGTTGGTCTGCGAGCTATGGGAGTGAAATAATGCAGAATAATGACTTTTCAGATGTCTTGCTTGAGCATATCAAAAGCATTCAATCAAAAATTCCGTCCGCCCTCGGATATCTGGACGAAAAGGAAGGGTTGGCAATCTACCCGCTGCCAGGAGGAAAGGTAAAGGACGAGGATATGGCTGGAACACAAACAGTCAGCCTGCCTTTTGAAATTGCGATCAAGTCAAGAGACCAAGCTTTAAACAATACGATACTTTGGCAGATAAATGCTGCCTTATCAAAAATGGACTTGAATTTGCCAAGCAAGAACAAGTCATACAACTTTTTAGGCCTTGCAGTTGATAAGCCGTACTTAAACGACTTAGATGAGCAAGGCTTTTACATTTACTTGCTAGATGTTACAGCTAGCCTTGAAATAGAAAGGGAAGAATAATAGATGAAGAACAAAAACGTAAAACGTAAACATTACATCGGACCATACAAGGAAGCGACTCCTGATACTCCACCAACTGCTCAAGAGTACCTCTGGATTGCAAAAGGAATTAAAGAGTCATCTCCTGATAACGATGAAAAGACAGATGACTTTTCAGATTTTGCAGGAGACGGAACTGTTGAAGAATTGGTAGTGTCAAAAAAACGCGGACGCTCTTTTGAAGGTCTGCGTGATACAGACGACAAAGCTCAGAATTTTATCGCGGATAAACAGGACGCGGTGGGCGATGATCTTTTAGTTTGGTACAAAGAAGTTGATTCTACAGGGAAGACCCAATATGAGGGGCCGGCCCGTCTTTCTGAAATCGAAATTGGAGACGGTGAAGCTTCTGAAAATGAAAGCATCAAGTTTAAGATTGTATGGCGCCGCACTCCTAAGAAGTCGGCTGTTGTGCCAGGATAAGGCTAGGGCGTGAAATATCACGCCTTTTTCTTTTTGAAAGGAGAATTTTTATGGTTGTAATTAAAAAAATCAGTAATGTCATCCCAATCGATTTTGGGGAATTTCAGCTTGAATACAATGCAAATGACAAGGGAGCGAAAAACCTTGACAGTTATCGTAATGATCTATCGAAAAGATGGAAAGAAATCAGCAAATTAACCGATGAAGAAATTGCGATTCAAGCGATGGAAATCACAGAAGAAGGTTGGAGCAGATTGTTCGGCCCAGACGCTTTCCCGAAAGTGTATCAATTTGCAGGCGAAGACACGACGATTGCGTTCAATTATTTGCTTCAGGCCATTCTTGGCATTCAAAAAGAATACCTGGAGCGCAATTCGGAAGATACCCTCAAGAAGTATCTAGCATGATGCCATGTTGGATATTTCGAGGAAGCTGGTAGATGAGCTTGTTTTAGAAATCGAAGGTGAAGAGCAGATTTTCCCACTGCTCTTGTCGTTTGACAGGGTCTTAAAACTTTTTGAAATGTGGGGAGATAAGAAAATCCCTGAAATCATGCGCCCGCTACTCGCTTTGAAGATTCTGACCGGCGTCTCTTTTGAGAATTTAACGGTAGATGAAGCAATGGAAATTGTGAGGGCAATTTTCGAAGAGCATATTCAGACCAGAAAAGTTGATGATGAGGTTGAGTATGACTTGGCCGGGAATGTTATCAAGACTACATCGTCAGAAGAGCCACATAAACGACTCTACAATCTGAAGTATGACGGTGATTATGTCTTCGCTTCGTTCATGCAGGCTTATAGGATTGACCTCATCGAGGAAATCGGGCGGCTGCACTGGAAGAAATTTAACGCTCTTCTTGTCGGGCTCCCTGAAGGCACAAAGTTTGTTGAAGTGCTAAAAATCCGGTCTTATGAGCCTCAAAAGGGGGACAGTTCGGAATACATCCAAAAGATGCGCGAGCTTCAGAAGGAATTTCGTTTGCCTGATGAAGAGGCTGACGATGAAACCGAAGAAGATAGTTGGGACTAGAAAGGAGGATGTAAATGGCAGATGGCAAAGTTGTCATTCAGATTGATATGGATGACAGCAAGGCTCAATCAGGAGTGTCTAAGTTAAAAAGTCTATTTAGTGGATTGAGTGAGAGCGGGTCGAAGCTTGGCTCGGTGTTTAAGTCTGTTTTAGGTGCTAACCTCGTTAGCTCAGCTATCACATCCGGTATAGGTATGGTTGGCTCTGGCATCCGGGAAATGGTCGGAGAGTTGAACAGCTCGCAAAAAGCCTGGAAGACCTTTGAGGGGAATTTGCAAGCCTTTGGTCGCTCTTCTGACGAAATAAGAAAAGCGAAGACGGAGATGCAGGACTTTGCAACCAAAACGATCTATTCAGCTTCGGACATGGCAAGCACCTACTCACAACTTGACGCAGTCGGTACTAAGAATGTTGGTAGTCTGGTTAAGGCATTTGGTGGGCTTGCAGCCTCAGCGGAAAACCCAGCCCAAGCCATGAAATCACTATCTACTCAAGCTACTCAGATGGCAAGTAAGCCTAAAGTAGCCTGGATGGACTTTAAAATCATGATGGAGCAAGCTCCTGCTGGTATGGCAGCAGTTGCTAAAGAGATGGGGATGTCTACCGCTGAGCTGGTATCAGCTGTTCAAGACGGCAAAATCAAGACAGAGGATTTCTTTGACGCTATGAACCGTGCAGGGAACTCTGACGCTTTCCAGAAGATGGCTACTGAGTTCAAGACGGTTGATCAAGCTATAGACGGGGCAAAAGAAAGTCTCTCTAACAAGCTCATGCCAGCGTTTGAAAAACTCAATGCATTTGGAATTAAGGCTGTCAATGCTCTATCTGATGCTCTAGAAAAAATAAATTTCGGCAAACTAGCTGATGGTCTAGGGGAATTCCTTGAGAGTATCAATGTAGAGAAGATTGTAGCAAAAGTTAGCAGCACTATCTCAAACCTAGCAGGAAAAGTTAAGGCCTTTTGGACTGCCTTTGCTAACACTGGGGCGGTATCTGCCTTTATCAGCGCTATCCAGAGTATTGCAGGAGCTATCGGTCATATCTGGAATAGTCTAACCGCCTCAAACGAGCTAAATACTCTTGCTAGTGTCCTTGGGAATGTGGTAAAGTGGCTTTCTCAGGCTGCAACTGTAGCAGCTAACTTTATCAGTTCGCTGCCGGTTGGAGCAATTCAGGCAATAGCAGGCGGTTTGGTTGGTTTAGTTGCTGGCTTCAAAACCTTTAACTTTTTAGAATCCTTCAACCCGTTCAACATTTTCAAAAGGAATGCAACAGAAGCTGCAAGCGGAGCAGCTGAAGCTGTTACGCAGGGACGGTCTAAAATCGCTCAAATTTTGAGCAGTTTGAGCTCTGTTATTGGCTCTATCGGAGGGGCTGTCAAATCCGCTGCAACCGGCATAGGTATCGGTATCAAGGCGGCATTAAGCGGAGTTTCGCAGGTCATACTAGCCTTTGGCGCAGCCTTGCAAACCGCAGGCGTGGCCAATATTCTAGCTTTTGGCGGAGCGGTAGCTACAGCCGCAGTCGGTATCGGCGCAGGAGTTGCAATCATAGCAGCAGGCTTCGCGCTGCTGGCTACGCAAGGTCAAGGGGTAGCTACTATCATCAATGCGGTAGGAGACGCTTTTGCTACCGTAGCAACTGCAATTATCGGAGCTTTTGCCCAAGCTATTGTCACGGTAGCCGGTGTGTTACCGATTGTGACGTCTGCACTGGCTAATCTGGCCCCTCTAATCGTAGCTTTCGGCCAAGCATTCGGTGCAGCTGCTCCGTTTGTCTCGGCTTTGGGAGAAGCGATAACCTCCATAGCCTCTGTTTTACCGCCTGTGATTAGCGCTTTTAGTCAAGGTGTTGCAGCCATCATTGAGGCCGTGACTCCAATTGTAGAAATTATAGGCAATGTCTTTACGACAGTAGCTCAAATTGTCGCAGATGCGATTGTTCAGATAGTACAGTCCTTGACTCCATTTATGCCAGCGGTCGTACAGATAGCTCAGGCTTTAGCTCCTGTGCTGCAATCAATAGCCGAGGCATTTACGACCTTAGTGGCTCAGATAAGCCCAATAATAGACAGCATAGCCAATCTATTCCGGACGCTAGGCAATGTCATCAAAAGCGTGCTTGACGGAGCAAAAGGCGTGATAGAGGGCTTTGGGAATGCTGTCAGGACCATTTTAGACGGCGTATCTGGTATCTTTGATTCGATTGGTCGAGCTGCTTTAAGTGCTGGTCAAGGTTTTAAGTTGCTCGCTCAAGGCGTAGTTATGATTACAAATACAAATCTTGGCGATATGGCCGCCTCTCTTGGAGCAGTTGCGCTCGGTGTTGGAAATATTGCAAGTAAATCAGCAGGATTGGCCCAAGCCGGTAATGCCATGAAAACACTTGGTGTTGGCATGACAACAGTATCAAGTCAAGCTAATGCAGCAGTCTCAGGGTTAACGAATTTTGCAGCTAGAATTACATCTTTACAGACTGCTGTTACAACATTACCTTCAATTCTTGCATCAGCCGCATCGAGTTTTGCTAGTTTCGTAGGTCAGGTCGTTTCTGGTATCGCTGGTCTATCAGCTATCAATGCTCCTATTACAGCATTGAGAACTCAAGTAACGACGATCACACCCGCTTTATTACAAGCGGCTATGGGCTTTACTGTATTTGGTGCTCAGGTTATAGCGATTAACTCAATTCTTACGATAGTTTCTGCTACCTTTGTGCAAGTTGGAACAAACGCTGCAAGCGCCTCTGGACAGATTACAGCTATTTCAGCAAGTACGTCATCAGCGATTGCAGCTTTTGCATCAATGTCTGCACAAGTTCAATCCTCTATGCAGATGATGCTTGCAGTGGTTCGCTCTACTGGTAGTCAGATGATTTCACAAGGTCGCCAGACTGGGCAACAGACCTCGCAGAATATCGCTCAAGGAATCCGAGGAGGAGGGGGGCAAGTAAGGAGCGCTATGAGCTCTCTAGTAAATGCTGCTCGCTCCGTTGGTATGTCTGGAGCCGCGACTATGCGTTATGTCGGAGCTATGATTGGACAAGGTTTGGCTCAAGGTATGTACTCAGCCCTTGGTGCTGTCACGGCCGCGGCGAATGCCTTAGTGGCGCAAGCTGAACGTGCAGCACAGGCTAAAGCTCGCATCCACTCACCATCGCGACTGTTTAGGGATAATGTAGGTCGTTACATCTCCCAAGGTATGGCTGTTGGTATTTTGGCAGATGCGCATAAAGTAGATGATGCGATGGGTGATGTTTACGATCAAATCAGAGCCTTTAAATATGCTCCGGAAGACATTATCGGCGTTGGGCAAGCGCAGCTGTCTAGGACGGTGCAGGTCAAATCAGACCTAGAACGGTCAATCAAGGCCAGCGTTAAAGTTGTACAAGAAAAATCTAACAATCTTGTAGAACGCGCTCTTGAAGTCGCTGAAAAAGCTGTGAAGCGGCCTGTAAACATGATGCTAGATGACGGAGCTTTGGTTGCTAAAATCGGCAAACCAATGACCGATTATCAAAATGACAAATTACTACTAGATAACATGATGAGGGGGATAACGTAATGGACACAATCATCTATAACAATCATGACCTCTCTGAGGTTATCCGGATAATCGAGGTTATCCGACCAGTCGGAAATGAAAGGAGTGTCACGACAAATGACGCTCCTTTTTTAGGCGTTAACGTCCAAGATTTGAAAATAGGGCCTAAAAAAATCAAAGTAAAATTTGCAATCCACAAAAAGACGGCTAGAGATGCCGAAAGTGCAAAACATGCTTTGGCAAGCATCCTAAACACAAAGGACCCAGTGCGGATCACGATATCTGATGAACCTGATAAATACTATCTTGGCATGGCCGTCGGAGCTGTGGACATGGACAATGTCGCCCGCTGGTTTCAAAAAGGGGAGTTCGATATTTTGGTTCCCGACGGCGTAGCCCACGCTATCACTTACAAGCGGTTTGACAACCCTAAGCAAGAGGGTAACAAGCTGGTATTTGACTTGGTAAACAACGGCAACGTTGATGCGTTTCCTGTAGTTACTGTCAGAAACAATGCTGAAAATGGGTATATTGGCTTAGTCAATCCTAGCGGCGCCTTAGAATTGGGCAATCGAGAGGAGACCGATTTAGAAACTTACAAACAGTCAGAAATCCTCTTTGATTATGTGACGAATAACGGAATCGTGAAAGGATTTGCTGCAGCAACGAAAGAATCTGGGGCACTCAGGATTGAAAACAATTGGGGACGTCCACACTTGGCTCTAGTGCCAGGCAACAACTCCGGAACGATTTCTTGGGATATTCCGGTTGATAGTTCTGGCCAAAGAGGTGCTTTGAATGATTACCTCTGGTGGCGGCAAATTTGCTGGCTCGGTGCCGGCAATCAGATGGGGCTTATGAAAATAAACTTTGTCGATAGTTCCGGAAGATTTATTTATGGAGTGGAAATCTACAAGCGCTGGTTTGGGCTGGAATGTGAGTACAATTTCTTAGTCCGTGGAGACAACGGGCCGCGTCTTGTTAAGAAATGGCAATTCACCGGGACGCATTATGATCATCACAACCCCTTTAACGCAGAGAGGGGCTGGTCTGATATCCAGCGCCGTGACGACATGGTGCAGGTGTTTTGGTGGGGGACTTATCCACAATTTCATATTCCAGAAATTAAGGGAATAAAGACTGCTAAAATCCAAGTGATTATCAGCTCTATCAGCAATAATCCGATGATCAGCCATCTTTATCTAGATAGTCTTGTATATCGCAAAGATTTTGTCACGGGGATCCGTGATGTCCCAAATCGGTATCGACCAGGCTCGACGGTCGTAATAGATTGTGAAAACGATGGTATTACCGTGGATGGTTTGAACAAGTTCAGCGACCGCGTCCATGGGTCAAGCTGGTTAAAAGTTCCGCCTGGCAACAGTAAGCTAGAGGTTTACTGTTCTAGTTGGGCGAAGAACAAGCCGACAGTAGCGGTCAATTTTGAGGAAAGGTGGTTATAAATGTTACTGACAATTCATGATGCTCACTTGCATCCTGTCGCTTCGATCGACAACGACAAGCAGACTACATTGAATTATTTTAACGATACCTGGTCTCGTTTTTTCGAGACTGGCGCTGCCACCTTTGATTTTACGGTCGCAAAGAAGACCTTGAGTACAGATACGCACTCGAAGCGAGCTTACAATCTTTTGAGCGAAAAGAATTTCATCTCTTTTGAATATGAAAGAGAAACCCAGCTCTTTACCGTCCGGAAAACAGTTGAAAATGAAAAAGTGATCAAAGTCAACTGCGTAAACCTCAATCTTGAGTTGATCAATGAATACGCAAATCCATATAAAGCTCCTAAAGCGATGTCTTTTAAAGAGTATTGCGAAGCCATGGATTTGCTCAATTTCACCATGCTACAGATTGGGATAAACGAAGTTTCTGACAAGAAAATCACTGCCGAATGGGAAGGTCAGGATACTAAACTGGCTCGTTTGCTTTCTTTGGCTAATAAGTTCGGGGCTGAAATTGAGTTTAAAACAAGGCTTAATGATGACAGCTCTATCAAAGCATTTGTGGTCAACGTGTACCACGAAAACGACGCCACACATCAAGGGGTTGGCAAGGTCCAGCCTAAAATTTTGCGCTATGGGCGAGACTTTCGCTCTCTCACTCGCACGGTTGATACAACAGGAATTTACAACGCCACTCGACCAACCGGTAAGACAGAAGAAGGCGAAATCGTAACGATTGCAGGAATGCAGGCGCTGGAAATAAAAAATGAAAAAGGGGAAATCGAATTTTTCCAAAGGGGCGACATGCTCTACGCTCCGCTATCGATGAGCATGTTTCCGGCAGCATTTACTAGCGGGACAATGGCCGACCAATGGATCCGAAAGGATTTTTCGGTCGAATCCGCAAGTAAAGAGGTTATCCGATCTAGCGCTCTTAGAGAGCTGAAAAAGAATTGCTATCCAGCGGTAACTTACGAGGTAGACGGATATTTGCCTTATGGGCCCGGAGATACTGTTGAGGTTGAGGATGATGGCTTTTATCCAGCACTACTGTTACAAATGCGAGTCTTTGAACAATCAATGAGCTTTACAGGTACTGGCGAGAACAAGACCGTATTTGCTAACTTTAAAGCGATTGAAAACAAAGTCTCAAGCAGTCTTCAGCAACGTTTAGAAAACATGCTGGAAGAAGCGAAGCCGTATTCAGTTAGTCTCGCTACTGATAATGGCCATATCTTTAAAAACAACCAGGGCGAATCCACAGTCTTCCCAACGCTCAAAAAGGGCAATAGGGCTGTGGAATGTACTTGGAAGTGGCTGATTGATAACGAGGATTTTGGCCAAGCTCCAAGCCATAAGGTCACAGCGGCAGGGATGAGGGAATCCCTTACCTTGACAGCTATAGCCTTGGTAAAAGGACAGGAAGTAGCTAGAGAGCAGTTGACTTTTACTAATGTCAACGATGGTCAAAATGGAGCTAAAGGAGACCCTGGGCCGCAAGGACCCAAAGGGTCTACCGGAGCAACTGGAGCTAAAGGCGACAAAGGAGAGACTGGAGATAGAGGCCCTCAAGGCGAACGTGGCCCGCAGGGAGCTGTAGGACCACAAGGGCCAAAAGGAGAGCGAGGAGACCCAGCTGACACCGCAGAATTAAAAAAAGCTGTGACAGCAGCTCAATCCCAATTGACAGATGTCCAAAATAATCTAGCAGGAGTCAGGGCGAATCTGACGCAGGCTCAGAGTCAGTTGAATAGCAATATCAGTCAAATCCGTTCGGATGTAGGTGCCATCCGCACCA